AAAATAACAAGGAACAAATAATATGGAAACAGGAAACGTAACAAAAAAAACTGCTAGCCTACCTGCCAATGTAATGGAACAGGATGCTGGAAAAGGTTTAGGTACGTTAGGTCAAGAAGATCTAGCGCTGCCTTTTTTGAAAATCCTTGGACAATTATCTCCCGAAGTAAACAAAAGGGATGGTAAGTATGTCGAAGGTGCAGAACCAGGTATGATATATAACTCTGTATCCCATCAACTTTTTGATGGTGAGAAGGGTATCAATCTTATACCTTGTTTTTATAAACTTGAGTATGTCGAGTGGAAAGATAGAGGTGAAGGTTCTGGTGCGCCAGTAACGGTACACCAATCTACATCTGACATAATCAGTAAAACAAAACCGGATGCAAATTACAAAGACAGATTACCAAATGGTAATTACGTAGAAAAAACTGCGAGTCATTATGTAATTGTAACTGGTGACAGCCCATGCACAGCTTTGATTACAATGAAATCTACACAACTAAAAGTGAGTAGAAATTGGAACTCAATGTTGTCAAGCCTAAGATTAAAAGGTAAGAGTGGTAATCTATATCAGCCACCTGCATTTAGTCATATTTACAATTTAGCAACAACTCAAATGTCAAACGATAAAGGCACTTGGTTTGGTTGGAAAGTAAATAAGGTGGGTCCAATAGAAGACGCAGCTCTTTACTCACAAGCGAAAGCGTTCTCTGAAAACATTTCTAAGGGACAAGTAAAAGTCAAACATGGAAATGAATCAGAGGAAAAGGATTCGATTATTTAGGACTTCCCTCGTTGGAAGAAAGGGCGGTGATGGGAGACTGGATCCGCCCTTTAAATAATTATGGATAATTTATTTTCTAAATATTTCGCTGGGTATGATCTTGCGTATGGTCAAGCCGACATGAGTCGCCTTGAAATAGATCCTATTACCAAAAAGCAGAAACCAAGTTATCGTTGGAACGATGAGGACATAACAGACCAAGTCTACAACGAACACTTGGCTGGAGAAAGGTCGATCGGTATCCAACCTTGTACTAAGGATGGACTAGCAAGGTTCGGTGCCATCGATGTTGACTTCAAAGATTATGAGAAGTACGACCGTAAAAAGTTTTTTGATACAATACAGAAGTTTAATTTACCATTGATACCCGTGCTGTCTAAAAGTGGTGGTATGCATCTTTATATATTCTTAAAAGATTTTATTAGCGCAACAGTGTTAAGATCTTTTTTAAGTAATCTGTTGCCATTATTTAAATTAAAATACGACACAGAAATATTTCCAAAACAAACACGACTAGTAAAAGATTCTGAAACAGGAAAAATAAGTAAAGGTAATTTTATTAATTTACCTTATTTTAAAAAGTCAGAAAGAATAGCTTTAAATACGGACGGAACTAAATTTTCTTTCGAAGAGTTTATCAAAGTCATACAAGCTAATCTTGTTGTAGAAGAAGATCTTAAAAAAATAACAGACAGTATTGATGCGGTGGCTATGCAAGGTGTTGATGATATATTTAGAGAAGGTCCACCATGTCTAGCTGAATTATCTAAACTAACAAAAGAAGAAGGCTTTGATGGTAAAGATAGATTTCTTTACAACTATCATGTCTTTGTAAAACTAAAGTATGAAGAGAACTGGGAGCAGATGGTTATGGATGCACCCGTAAAATTTTTCTCAGGTGCCAATGCACATGCCTGGGATAAAAATAAATTAAAAGCCAAACTAAAATCATGGCGAGATACATACAAAGGATACACATGCACACAGAGTCCTATCAGTGATTTTTGTAAGAAAGGTATTTGTGTAAAGAGAAAATTTGGTGTGTTATGTGGATCAAAAGGAAGCTATCCAATCCTTACTAATTTAGTCAAGATTGATTTAGAACCGGATGCAGAATACACATTTGATGTTACCCTGCCCGATGGTGAAGATGTACGAACAGTGCATTGTAAGAACGTAGAGCACGTTAACGATCAAAGAAAAAGACGTAACGCTATATCAAAGTATGCAGGGTTTCCACCACCAATGATTAAGTCTGGTGATGATCAAAAGGTTTTAGAAGATCTGTACAGAACATTGACAGTGCAGGATCCACCAATAGGCACGACACCAAAAGAAAAATTACACGACCAACTTCATCAAAAGATAAACGGTGCGAGAGCACAAAACGATGTCAGCTTCAAGTCTGGTGGTGTGTTAATTGATGATGGCTTTGCTTATTTTAAATTTGCTAACTTCTATAATAAACTAAAGAATAGTGGTTGGAAGTATCCGGAAGATAAAACGGGCGTAATGATACAAGAGTTCTACAAAGATTGCAACGTAGAATTTATTGAAGAAAAAAGATTCCCATCACAAAAGAAAGGTGAATATAATACACCAACAAAACATTTAATTAAAATATCTATAGAAAAGTTTCAGAGCGTAAAAATCTTACACAATAAAATTAATTACGATAAGGAGATTATATGATTAGAAAGATATTGGGTCCTCCTGGTACAGGTAAAACAACAAAACTATTACGTTATGTAAGAACTCTTGTTAAGTTTGGTACACCACTACACAGAATAGGATACTTTGCTTTTACTAAAAAAGCTGCAGGCGAAGCAAAAGGTAGAATGCTAGACAAGCACCCAGAGTTAGAGGATAAAGATCTACCGTACTTTCAAACACTACATTCATTTGCATTTAACCTTCTAGGAATGAAAAAAAGTAATGTCATGCAGAACGAGGACTACGCAGCCATTGGCAGAGAGGTGGGCATTGAAGTATCTATATATTCAAACGGTGAAGACAGCACAGGTTTTGTTGATTCAAACAGTGAATATTTTAAATTAATATCTGCAGCTAAAATAAAAAACATATCTATTGAAGACGAGTTTAACAGCAATATGTATTCTGAGGATCTAGACTTTGAAATTGTTAAGATCTTAAAATTAGAATTGGATAACAGAAAAGAAGCATTCAAACTGGTTGACTTCAACGACATGATACAAAAATTTATAGATCGTGCTGACGATCTTTGTCCAACGTTCGACGTTGTATTTATTGATGAGGCACAAGACTTATCACCTATACAATGGAAAATGTATGATGAACTAAAGAAGAAAGCTAAACATATTATATTGGCCGGAGACGATGATCAAGCTATCTACGGATGGGCGGGCGCTGATGTAGAAAGATTTCAAAAAGAACCTGGTAGAGAGATTGTATTACCAAAGTCATATCGTGTGCCACAAAGCATACAATCTATAGCTAATAAAATATTAGATCGTATTCCTGATGAGAGAAGGATACTTAAAACATGGCAACCGCGTAAGGAAACAGGGAACATATACCCTGAGTCTTATTCACTTGAAGAAGTACCGGTGCAAGATGGCAACTGGTTGATACTAGCTAGAACAAATTACAGATTGATTAATTTAATGCCAGACCTACAAGCCATGGGCATATACTATGAGTATAAGAACAAGAAAAGTTTTTCAGAAAAATTATACAAGACTATCATTAACTGGACACGATACGTAAAGGGTGAGGAATTAAACGAAGCAGAGATCAAAGATATTTTAGAATACACAACATATAAAACTATAGAAGAGATAGATAAGAATTTAAAATGGTATGAGTTGTTACAATTAGACATGGATGACAGCTTATACATAAGAAAGATGTTAGAAAGAAAAGAACCTTTAAGCAGTAAACCAAGGGTTAAGTTATCTACCATACACGCAGCCAAAGGTGGAGAAGCCGACAACGTTTTACTGGTATTAGATATGTCCAAACGTACTTTAGAATCATTACAAAGAAGCTTAGAGAAGCAGGATGAAGAGCATAGAGTTTGGTACGTTGGTGTGACTCGAGCAAAACAAAATCTGTATTTCATTGCAGGAAAAAATAAGGAGAGAAGTTATGACATCGAAAGTTTGGGATAAGCAGCACGGAGGATCGCATTATCAAAAGTATAAAATTCAGCCAAGCAAGTTTGTAGTTGAGAACGAGTTGTTATATCCGGAAGGATGTGCTATTAAGTACATAATAAGACATCGCGATAAAGGAAAAAAGCAAGATCTGTTGAAAGCAATACACTTTATAGAAATGATTATTGAAAGAGATTATTCAGAAGACACTACCACAAAACCCTTACCGCCGGGGTTCACACTAAAAAAGGATGACAATGAGAATACCTAAGTTTGAAGCACAAACAGAATGGACTATTCCAACGGAGTTTCCAGATCTTAGACAAGTAGAAGAGATAGCCATTGACTTAGAAACCAAAGATCCAAACTTAAAAGAAAAAGGATCTGGTTCTGTGATTGGTAACGGTGATGTTATTGGTATTGCTGTAGCTACCAATGGTTACAAAGGATACTTTCCTATCGCACATGAAGGTGGAGGAAATATGGACCGGAAAAAAGTTTTAGAGTGGGTCAAAGATATTTTAGCAGCACCCTCAACGAAAGTATTTCACAATGCAATGTATGATGTCTGTTGGTTAAGACAACTCGGTTTTAAAATAAACGGTGACATTGTTTGTACAATGATAGCTGCAGCTATTACAGATGAGAATAGATTTAGATACGATCTTAATAGTTTGTCTTGGCACTATCTTGGCTACGGTAAGAACGAAGGTGCATTAGCTGAAGCTGCATCGGAGTGGGGCATTGATCCAAAGTCTGAGATGTACAAGCTACCCTCTATGCATGTAGGATCTTACGCTGAACGTGATGCAGAAATTACATTAGGTTTGTGGCAAGAGATGAAGAAAGAAATTAT